TGCTCTAGAAGCTATGAAAAGTGGTGGCTTAGACTTCTCTAACCATGAAATAACTGTAAACACTTACGAAAATGGTGCTATGGCTAAGATGGAATTATTACTTCCAGCACATCATGCCAAAGTGGGTGACCACGATTTGTATCTTAAATTTGTAGCTAGAAATAGTTACAACGCCAAATGGAAGTTTCAATCTTTCTTTGGATGGATGAATGAAGTTTGTTTTAATACTTTAGTAAGTGGTCAGAAGATTGCCTATACTGCTAACAGACATACTACTCACTTTAATGTAGATGCATCTAACAAGAAAATCCAAAATGCAGTAAACGCCATTACGAATGAAACAGAGACATTTAATAAATGGTGGGATACTAAAGTTGAGGATGACCAAGTGGTAAGTTTATTCAAAACTACAATTGCTAAAAGTCAAGCTAATGAAATCAAAATTGCTAGTGGTCAATCAGAAACTAACAAAAAGCAACTATATCATTTAATGGGATTATATGAAGCAGAAGTAGCCCAAATTCATGGCAGGGGTGATTATGGCAGAAATGGTGCTAAAGGCTCTCTATGGTGTGCATATCAGTCAGCAACTGCATGGTCTACTCATTTAGGAGATGCAAAGTTAAATAGCACTAACAATCATATAGTTCAGCAACGTAGACAAAACGATGTTAGAAATATGATTCTTAGCAAAAGTTGGAAAAACTTGGAATTAGCTTAAATTAAAGGGGATTAATTTCCCCTTTTTTTATTTTTATTAGGAATTAGATATGAAAGTTCATCAAATTAAATACCATGAATGTGAAGAATGGTTATTAAAAATCCATTATGCAAAAAGATTGCCATTAATTATGCACTCATTCGGTTTATTTGATAATAATATTTTAATTGGAATTGTTACTTATGGTATGCCTGCATCGCCTTCTTTATGTGTTGGAATATGTGGTGCAGAATATAGAGATCGAGTTTTAGAATTAAACAGATTGTGTCTTTTATACAATAGAAAAAATGAAGCATCTTTTTTAGTTGGCAATTCATTAAAACTTTTACCAAAGCCAACTATTGTTGTTTCATATGCAGATACTTCAATGAACCATAATGGGTATATTTATCAAGCAACAAATTTTATTTATACGGGATTATCAGCCAAAAGAACTGAATGGAGAATAAGAGGTAGTAATAGACATTCCAGAACTTTAACTGCTCAACATTCTTTAGAAGAAATGCAGAATAATCCAGATAAATTTCACAGATTAGATAGACCACAAAAACACAGATATATTTATTTTTTAGGTGATAAAAAACAAAAAAAAGAAATGTTGGGTAAGTTAAATTATAATATTGAACCATATCCAAAAGGTGACAATAAAAATTATGAGGTAGGACACAAACCAACAGTACAAGGTCTTTTATTTTAAAAACATTTAAGGAGAAGAATAATGAATACAGATAGACAAAAAGTTGAAATAATAAAATTATTAATTAAACAACACCTTAAAACAGTTGAAAGACTTAAAACAGCTGAAAGTATGGAAGATTTAAAGGAGTTTATTAAAAGTTATTCAAAATTTAATGAAGTATTACTTCGTTGGGATAAGGAACTTGCTCAAGACATTGCTGATATTGAATAAATAACTAGGGGATTATTATGAAATATTTATTTTCAATTATCTTTTTATTATTAGTCGTAATTATGGCTATGTTAAATTTTAAAGCCCACTCAGACGAGGTTAACTGTCTTGCTCTTAATATATACCATGAAGCAAGAAACCAACCCTTCAAGGGCAAATTAGCAGTAGCTCAAGTAACTATCAATAGAGTTAATGACGCAAGATTTCCAAATTCTGTTTGTGGTGTAGTTATGCAAGGGTTTTATCGTAATAATAGCCCTGTATTAAATCGATGCCATTTTAGTTGGTGGTGTGATGGAAAATCAGATAAGCCAAAAGATAAAACATCATGGGAATATTCTAGGAGATTAGCTTATCAAATACACACTGGATTCTTTGATGATATAGATTTAGTTAAAGGAGCTACTCATTATCATGCAGTTTATGTAACTCCATATTGGACTAAAAAGAAAAAAAAGATTAAAATAATTGCAGATCATATTTTTTATAGATGGGAAAAATGAAAAAAGATAACTTTCATAACTTTGAATTAAAAAAATATTGTAGAGAAATATTAAAAAAACCTAGCAAACCTTCAGAGGATGAAATGGTTTTTGAGGATGACCCAAAAGCTATTCTTGAAAATGAAAATGAAAAGGGAAAGATAATCAAAGAAGCAACTAGTTATACTTATACAGAAAGTGCAATGGCAGATATAATGATAGAAATTAAAAATAGATAACTCCATTTAGGGGTTGACATTTTAAAAGGGTTGTGCTATAATGATTGTAAGGAAAGATAAATGAACAACAAAATTGGGAGTAAAAAATGCCAAAATCTTATGACATATTAGATAAATTAAAAGATTTTTCTAATAAAGACTTAATTCAATTCTATCATAATGCACATACAACTGATTGTTTTTCTCTTGGACATTATAAGGGTCAAATGAATGAAGGTGCTAAAATAGCATATGCAGAAGAACTTAAAAAAAGAGGCATTACTAAAATACCAGATAAAGAAGGTGTTTTTAATGGTAGTGGAACTTATTAAAATAGGGGGATTAATTTCCCCCACTTTTTATTTAATAAAATAAACAATAAAATTAGGAATTAAAATAATGAATAATGACATGGTTAATAGCCCATCACATTACAACTCATCAGACATTGAATGTATTGATGCCATAGAGGCAATGCTAGGGGATGAGTTCTCTGCTTATCTTCAAGGTAACATAACAAAATACCTTTGGAGATTTAAACAGAAAAATGGGGTTGAGGATTTGAAAAAAGCTCAATGGTATTTAAATAAATTAATTCAACAATATGAAATAGAAGTTTAAAATAGGAGAAAAGAAATGATGAGTATTATAAAAGGTCATACAAGTATCTTTCAATTAATTGGAGATGCTTATTCTAAACGAGATGTACAAAGATTTTATTACGCCTATGGATTATGTGTTAGAGCTAAAACCAACATGAAACTATTACATAAGTATTTAACTAATAGACATAACTTTACTAGAATTGATTGTGCTAATTTATTAAGGTCTGCAAGAAATATTAAATAGTTTACTTTGCAATACTTCTCAAACTTTCCATCACACTATCAATTGTGGGAATTTTTGAGTTCTTATTGACCACACATCGGTACTGCTTCGGACAGCCAATTCTGATATCAGCAAATTCTAACTCATATGTTTTTTGAGCTCCAACATAAATGCAAGCCATTTTATCTTTAAACACTTTCTTCGTTTTTAATCGGCATGTGGTATAGGTAGGCTCAACTATTTTTCCAGAATTAACCTTTTGTTGATATGTGTATGGTTTGCTTTCTAAAGTTGTGAGAGGTATAAAAAACAAAAATATAAATAATACTTTAATCTTCAATGGATTCTTCTCTCATAATAAAAGTTTTTGGTTGTGTATCTACATCTGCACGAACTTGTTTAATCCAAATAGAAGCCACTAACGTAAAGAAACCTACTATAACCAAAAACAAAAAAAACCAACCAATTATTTCTCCAATTTTTCTTCTGAAGGCTTGTTGCTTATATATGGTTCGTTGACGTTCTTTCCTAATTTCGCCTTCCATTGCCAAAAGCTCATCGTAGGCATGAGGTCCGATAGTTAAATTGAGATACATCTTTAATTCATAACGCTGTTCTTCTAGCTTCTTTTTAGCTGAGTACGCTTGTAATGCTGTGCTTTCTATACTTCCTGCACCAAAGACTTTGCCAAATATACCTGGATTCTTTGCTTGCTTATCAGCGTTATCTATATCTGAAGATGCACCCATCCAACGATTTAAATCACCAGACATTTGTTCCAGATCACGACCCATTTGGAACCCAGATTTTATCGCATTAAAAGCTTTAGATGCAACTCCTACTGCTATTGATATGGTAACTGGGTCTATGATAGGTCTCCATTAAAAACACCTTTAATTTTGTGTTAGCTTTCGCCTTGTTCCAACTACTTCTTTTCCAGTATCATCATAAACTTCACCTATAGTTCCATCTGCATAAATCCTCAAAATTTTTGCTCTTGCTTCTGATGATAATTCATCTGCTATTTTTTTAACAGCTGTTGTATCTACTTCTTCTGTGCCCATTATAACATCTTTTGCACCAGTAGTAATACCATGTATTTCAGATGCAAATCCCTTGCCCTCAAAGTTTTTAGGATT